CAGCATGTCGCCGTCCTTGTGGATGACCTGTGCCGCGAACAGCGCGGCAGCCACCGTCCTGCTGACCCAGAGGATCGGCAGGCGGGGGTACTCCGCGTCGGCCTTCTCCTCCAGCGCACCGATGCCCGCCGCAGCGGTCCCGGTGCCTACCGCTGTGGGCGGGCTGGTGGAGATGATCGCGAGGATCTTGCCCTCGACGAACCGGGACTCGAACTGCTCGTACCCACGCTGGGCGCGGGCGCGGAAGTCCATGTCCGGGCCGAGGAAGCACGAGACGCCGTAGGCACCGGCGAAGGTCTTGCCGATGCCCTGCGGGAAGCCGTCCGCCGAGATATCCTTCTCCGCGTCAGCGGCGGGAGTCCCGTCGCCGTAGCAGTAGCCGACCTCGTTGATGACGATGTTGCAGGGATCGCCGACGTACACGACGTCGGTCGCGGTGAGCAGCCGGTTGTCTCCGTCGAGGACGATCCCGTCGACGGAGAAGATGCCGCCCGCGCGGGGCTTCCGCGTCGGGGTCGGCACGTATGCGTTGGGCATGCCCTCCTCCTCTCAGGATGTTGGGCTCCGGGGGCGTGGGCTACGCCCCCGGAGCCTGCGATCATGCGGAGGCGAAGGTCACGCCTGCACCGGCACCCACGGTCGGGAAGCCCGAGCCGCCCTTGACGTCGAGGGCGATTGCGACCCGGCGTGCGGTGGCGCAGCGGTTGGCCACGAGGATGCCCTCCTCGAAGAACGCTGCGGTGTAGGTGTTGGTGGTCAGGCCCGCCGTGTCGTACACGGTGTCGAGGTCGATCACCGGGGTGCCGCCCTTGACGAACGTGCCCGCCGGGTAGATGAGCGCCTCGACCGAGGTCGGGAACTTCGTGCCGGACGTGGTGGCCGTGTTGTCGAACGGCTGCCAGTCGTAGACCCACTGCACGGCGACGTTGCGTACGCCGAAGTAGGACTGGATCTGGGAGTCCGACACCGCGAGCATGTCGACGCCGGTGCGGCGGCTGAGGTCAGCCCGCACGACCTCCTTGGCCCACACCGGGAGGACGACCTCCAGCGTAGCCTCGGGGGCGAGGGAGTACGCGTACCGGAACCACGTCGCCTGAATGGCGATGGCGTCGAGCAGGTCGCTCGTCGACGCGCCGATCTCGGCGTAGTTGATGGCTGCGCCTGCGACGGCGACCATCTTGTCGATCACGTACTTGTTGACCTTGTGCGCGTGCGCGACGGCTGCGATCTCCAGCACTCGACGGACGAGTTCGGGGTACGCGACCTCGGTGAGGATACCGGCCGTGATGCAGAAGCCGATCGCGTCGAGCCGGATCTCCGAGAACGGGGGGCAGGCGACGGCGTAGCAGTCCTTCTCGGTGCCAGCCTCAGCCTCCGTCTCCGTCTGCTGGAAGCCGATCGCGGCGGCGAGGGTCGCGTAGTCCGGACCCTTCGAGAAGTTGATGCCGCCTCGCGACACGTTGATCTCGGGGATGGACACGAGGCCCGACACCGTCTCGAACGAGCAGAAGTCGTACATCGTCTCGGACGGGGCGCACCAGCCGCCAGCGGCGACGAGCGATCCGCCGGGGAGGCGGGCTTCCTTCGCGGCCTCGTCGATCACGGCCATCTGCTGGTCGAGGGTCATCGAGGCGTTGACCGAGAACTCGTTCTCGGCCTTCTGGATGCGGGCCACGCCGTAGCGGTTGGCACCGGAGGCCATCGTCCGACGGCCGACGAACTCGCCAGCGTTGGACGAGCGCTGGCCGAAGCCGCGCGAGCGGGCGACGAACGCCTTGGCGACCTCGTCGTAGTCGACGAGATCCTGCCCCGTGGTGTAGCCGGGGACGTTGGCGGCGGCGACGAGGGTATACGGGGCCGTGGGCTCCACCTCGGGCTCGTCGACGATGATGACGGCGGGTGCCTTCCGCGCGACGCGGGACACAGCCTTGCCTGCTGCGGTCACGATCTCCTCACTCTCGATGAGTTCGGAGGCGTCGTCGGGGACGACGATCTCGATCTCCTCCGCTTCCTCCTCGGTCGCATCGGCGGGCTCGTCACCTTCCTTCTCTGCCTCGGGGTTGGGAACCTTTGCCTTCGCGGCGGCGAGCCGGTCGGCGCGGGCCTGAACAGCAGCCTCGGCGGCTGCGATCTCACCGTTCAGCGTGTCGGCTGCGGTAGAGACTGCTTCGAGTTCGTCGATCTCGGCGTCGGTGATCTCTGCGTCGTCGATCTTGGCGAGGCGGATCTGCTCGTTGGTGGCCTCAGTGAGAAGGGCCTTCAGGTCCTCGATGGTGAGGGCTGCGCGGTCGTCGGGGAGCGTGAACATTGCGTACTCCTAGTCGAGTAGAGGTTGACGGAGAGCGCCCAGAATGGCGCTCGATCTGCCCTCGGGCCTTCGGCGTGCTAGGGGTACTGCTTCTGGCAGCGATCGTAGATGCAGAACGCCCCCCAACGCAAGCGCGTTGGAGGGCGATTCTCCCCGGAGTCAGGACTTCGGGATGTTGGGCGTCGTCACGATCAGGCCGAGGAGGCCCGCGAGGAACGACGTCACCGCCGTCGCTGGGACTACGACGGAGGACCAGTCGAGGTCCGGAGATGCGGCATCGAGCACTGCCGCAGCAGGCACGATGATCGCGGCCAGACCCACGATCCAGTTCAGAGCACGGCGGACTGCCGGGTTCTGGAGAACCACGTTCGGCGTCTCGCTGGGCTGAGGCGTGTCGCTCATTCCACTTCCTTCCTGTCGGGGAGCGCTGTCTCGTCCGTCCATGTCTCCCTGCTCGGGATGATACCGTTCAGGATCAGCAGCCGCTCGTATCTGGCTGCCTTCGCCTCGGCGATGCGGCGCTTGACGATCTCCCCGTCGGCCTTGTGGTCGAGGTTGTCGATCTCCTGCTGGAACTTCTTCTTGGCCTCGTCGGCGTCCTTCTCGACCTGCTTCCGACGTGCCACTTCGTACTCGATGCCGGAGCGCTCACGGCCTACCCGACCGCTCACGGCCTTGATGATCGCACGCACGATTTCCGAGATCAGCGTGCCAACTCCAAGGGCAGTGAGGATCGCTGCCCAGTTCTCCGGTGACATCGTGCTACCCCCTGATGCGTGGGGCCACAATGTAGTACCTGATCTCGTACGCGCGAAGGGCGAAGATCACCGCCCACCCGGTGACGAGCGCCCATGTCGCGATCTGAACCCCCAGATGCGACCACGGTGTCGATGCGATCACGACGCTACACAGGCTCACGCCGATGAACACCGACGTGATCCCGATCCTCTCGACGAAGTTCCACCCCGGCAGAACCGCAATGGCCCCTACGATGCCGCCGAACACGAGGAACATCCCCCACGCCGTGGTGAGTCCGTGGCCGATCTCGTTCGCGACTGAGGGCGGCTGACCCACGATGATCGCCAAGCCTGCGACGACATGCAGCAGGTAGACGACGAAGAACGCCACGCGTTGGACACGCGGTTCAGCGACCCAGTGGAACACTCTCTTGGTGCGCCCCATTGCACTCCTCTCAGACGAGTGGCGGGGGTGGTACCCGAATAACCACCGCCCGCCACGTAGGGTTAGACCGTCTAACGGTTCAGGACTGCTTCCGCCACGTCCCGCCCGTCCGCTTGGCAGCGGCGACGGCCTCGATCTCGGTCTTGTACGTCGACTGCTGACCGGATGAACTGGTCACGACGAACGTGGATGCGGTCGACTTGTTGCTCTTGTTCTGGCATGAGCAGGCCATCAGTCCTCCTTCGGGACACGCGCCCGGAGCAGGCTGAGGCGCGTGGATCGCGCAGCCTCCCGCATGGGCTTGATCTTCTCCAGCCGCTCAGCGCGACGTTCCTGTGAGCGGTACTCCTCGACGGCGGTGCGCGTGATCGCGGCCACCGTCTCGGCGTCCATCTTCACCGCGAAGGCCGAGTCCTGCGGGACGATGCCTGCGGCGGTGAGGCTGACCTGCTCCTCGCCGGATGCAGCGAGCGAGGTGCGCGGGATCGGGAATCCGGGGACGTTCACGGCGAGGGCTCCGACCAGTTCGAGGTTGCCTGCGATGCGTCGCCAGTCGCCCGAGAGAGCAGCGGCGGCGAGCGCACGAGCCTTCTCCTCCGGGACATCGGGGCGCATGACGCCCGCGACCCAGATGCCCCACGCGTCCTCACCGGCGCGGATGTCTGCGACGACCGCGCCGGTGTTGTCGTAGTGCGCGACCGTGGCGGTGGCGTTCAGCCGGTCACCGGCGTGTCCGGTGTCCATCGTGATGTGACCGACGGGGACCCAGTTGCCCTCATCTGTCTCGACGGCTCCGGTGTGGAAGTACGAGTAGTCGGTGGCCGAGTGCGGCGCGGTGGTGCACACCTTGGCGATGCCGATGTGGCAGGTGCCCCACGTCGCGAGGTGACCCCACACTCGGCCACTCTGCGGGTCCACACTCAGCGGGGTGGGACCCTTCAGTTCCGGCTTCTTCAGGTACTCGGCTGGGACCCTGGAATATCCCGCCGACGCCACGAGCCGGACGACCGGAGCCGCACCAGCGGTGACAGATCCCCGGACGAGTTTGCGGTGCGTGCTCGGCCAGTAGCCGAGTGCCTCCTTGTGCATGTTCGCACAGGTTCCCGCGAGCCACGAGGGGTTGGCGACGTACTTGGCGAGTTGGCTGCGGCAGCGGTTGAAGTCGCCGGGCATGCCCCAGCGGATCTTCGCCGCCCCCTTGCCGTGCGTCCAGTACCGCCGGATGCGCGCAGTCGCGCGAGGGTGAGTGATCCAGCCGGGACCATCCTTGGTGCCCGGCGCGTAGGTCTGGCTCGGCGCAGCCCAGCCGCCAGCCGCGACGATCGAGAGGGCGACGTCGATCTCCTTCTCACCTGCCGTGAACAGGTCGGTGACCATGCCGTACATGTCGTCGTCGTTCGGGAGCACGCCGTCGTCGACGAGCATCTGGAGTTCGAGCAGCGAGCCGATCGTGATGCTCCACCCGTCGGGGATCAGATCCTCCGCGCCGAGTTGCCGAGCGCGCTTCTTGATGTGCTTCTTGGCGGCCTCGGGGTCCTTGGCCCGACCGATGGACTGGATCGCGTTCTTCAGGTCGTCGACGTTGGCGATCGGGTACGACCCGTCGGGCATCGCGTTGCCCTCGTCGGCGAGCCGCTTGCGCTCGTCGGTCGAGACGTCGCGCCAGTAGTCGTAGCCGAGTTCGACATTGGTGTCCTCGTCCTCCGGGCCAGCGGCGGTGCAGCCGCAGGCTTCGAGCGCGGCACGGTCGTCGTCGGAGAGTTCATCCTCGAACGCCTCGCCGAGGTCGATGTACGCTTCAGAGAATGCGGGGATGGGAACGATGGTCAGGCCCGCGACTCGGGCCTTGGAGAACACGGTTGTCTCGGGCTGGAGCATCTCCAGCGCTTCCTCGATCGAGCCCGGCTGACCAGCAGGAGCCTCGACTTCGAGATCGTCAGCGTCGATCGAGACGCCGCGAATAGTCCCGTCCATGATGCCCTCGACGACCTCGGTCGCGTACTGCTTGGACATGACCACCGCGCCCCGGAAGCGCCACGCGTTCGAGCCCTCGTCGCGCCATGCCTCGTCGATCCGGCCGACGGTGACGACGTCGCTGGTGCTGCCGCCGTGGGTGCCGACGATCTCGTAGCGCAGGGGCAGCGGGAGTTCGCGGGCGCTCAGCGCGCCGAGTGCGAACTGGCGACCGTCGCCGGTGGGCACACCCTCGGGAGCGAGGATGCCGTGCACGGGGATCTCCGGCGGGACGTCGTCGACCAGATCCTCACCCTCGATGTCGGCGTCGGCGAGTTCGTCGTCGACCTCATCCTCGACCTCGGGCTCCGGGGGAGCCATGACGAACTCCCCGCGCAGGGCGGTGAGGATCTTGTTGGCCACTGCGTCCGCGTCGAACGGCTCCGCGATGCGGATGGTCGGGGTGATGCTGGTGAACCCACCCTGTGCGTACGTGTTCGTCCCGCTGGTCGTCAGCGGGATGTATGCCTCGCCATTCACGGTTGCGCTCCCTCCTGCTGCTGGAGCCAGTATGCACCGACAGCCCATGATCTCGTCTAGGGGTCCGAGGGGGTCACCGGGGTAGCGGAGTTCCGCTTGCCCGACCTCGAAGGTCTGTCCGGCGGGGCGGACCTGTCCGTCGGCGACTCGGTGCGTGGTGCGCACGTCGTCATCCCGCATCGACACCCAGCGCATGCGGAGGGTCGACTCCTGCCGAAGCGCGGCCTTCGTCGCTCCGTTGGTCGCTGCGACCGCGAGCCACATGGCGACGCGGTTCGTCTGTGCCGGATCGACCGGGTCGGTCGAGTCTGTGGTGTGCTTCAGGCTGGCGAGGATCTCGTCGAGGAACACGCCTCGCGTGCCTGCGGGCGCGCGTGATCCGGTGAGGTCGGTGTACGTCCGTGACCACAGCCCGCCGACGGCGAGCATCAGTCGGTCGAGGTCGGCCTGCGAGCGGGAGCCCAGCCAGTCCTCGGCGATCGAGGACAGCGACTCGATCGCGTCGTCCTGCTCCTGTGTGCGCTGGGCGGCGAAGGCTTCGACGTCGAGGTTGAACATCAGGCCGCTCCCTGCGTGAGGCAGAGGTAGTCCTTCATCAGCGCGAAGTCGTGGGGCTTCCGCGACAGGATCAGGGTGCGGGCGTACGAGTCGAGTTGCGCGCACGGGACGTTGACACTGAGCCGACCGACGTGATCCCACGCTCCGTCGAGCAGGTTATCGAGTTCGTCCTGCGTGACCGGGACGTACTGGTAGACGTCCACGGCACTGACTCCCTGTGGCCTGAAGCCCGACAGGCGGTTCTTCAGTTTGTTGCCCGCGCGCTCCAGCGCGCGCATGACGAGGCCCTCGGCAGCGGCGAGCATCGCCGGGTCCGGCTCCTCTGGGATCTCTCGGGTGGGGTGCTCCAGCAGCGACGGGATGGGCCGTGCTTCTCTGGTCTGATCAGGGGTTTCGTCGTCGGTGACCTGCGTCAGCACGAGCGGCACGTCGAGTGCGGCGAGTGCGGACGCGACGAGTTCAGGAGTCGTGGAGCCGGATGCCACCTTGCGGAGGAACCAGTCCTTCATCTCCTCGGTGCCCATCTTGTCTGCCGGGTCGAAGCCGTTCTCGCGGAGCATCGCGTCGAGGCTCAGAGCACCCCGGTCGTAGAGTTCCTGCGCTTCCTTCGAGCGGTTCGGGCGGAGCCGGAGTTCGGTGGTGTCGGCCTCGATCGTGTACTGGTACGCCTCCTCCTCGGAGAGCGTCTCGAACAGGTAGGGCCAGAGGTACTTCTCGGTGAGCGCGTCGGTGATCAGGTCGAGCAGCGGCTCGGTGTGCACCTTGATCGCGGCTTCCTCCAGTTGCCACGCGTTCCAGTGGTTCATCTCGGCCGTGCCGGTCAGGGCCTCCGGAGGCATGTCCATGCCCAGCGCGATGCGACGGATCGCCTCAGTGCGCAGTTCGAGCGTGTGTGAGTCGTAGTCGGACCAGAACGTCTGGTGCTTGATCTCCCCGATCCGCTCGCCGGGGATCTGCACGACGATCGGGACCTTGGCGCTCGCTGCCTCGGGGTGCGTGATCGCGAGCGAGGCCGCGTCGATCAGCATGTCTTGGAACCCGTCGACACCCGCACGGCTCTGGGATGCGTCGTCTCCGTCACCATTCAGGATGGGCATCGACGGGAAACTGACCTCGTTCGGGATGAACAGGAGCCCCGACCCGATCAGACGCGAGTCGATCTGGGCTGCCAGCGCCATCGTCAGTCCGTCGAGTTCGCGCAGAATCGGGAGGACAGATCGGGCCGGGGACGTTGCGTTCTTCGGGTTCACGGGGTGCGGGCGGAACAGTTGCAGGACGATGCCGAACTGCTGGGGCTGCCCGTCGTTCTCGCCCTGCACGATGTAGCCCTCGCGGACCTGCTTGATCTTCAGGTTCGAGATGATCCGCCACTCGTCGGGGGCGTCTTCTCCGGGGTCCTCGCCGATCAGGTAACACTCCCCGACGGCGGTGAGGTGCACACCGAAGGTGCGCAGCATCTCCTTCTGACCCTTCTTCCCGCCGTAGAGGGCCTTCAGACCCTCGACGGCGGCCCCACTCTCGACCCGTTTTCCGTTCTTCGCGACGTAGAGTTCGGCCTTCGAGAGGAGGTTTCCGACCCAGTCGCAGGCAAAGTGGAACTCCCCGATGGTGTCGTAGAACTTCCAGATTTGGGCCTGCCAGTCCTCCTTGCGGACCTTGGCCGGTCCCTTCTTCGCGACGTCGCGAAGGTCGAGGCGACGGGCCGATGCGTAGAGGCCGAGTTCCATTCGGAATGACTCGGCTACAACCCGCTCACGAGGCATGTGCCCTCCATCTGTGCCCGCGCCTGTGCGCTATGGTAGCGGTGGTCACCCCGAAGGGCTATCATCTGCGCGCCCTCAGTCTGCCGGATCGTCGCGCACGACGACCATCGACACGGCGTACGAGAGCGCTGCCCAGCCGAACAGGACCCACCAGAGCACGGCGATCCACGGGACCCAGAGGCCCGCGACGAAGAACCCGATGCAGCCGAGGGTGGCGTACGGCGAGAAGCACCAGAGGCAGGTGAACACCTTGGTCCACGGGCCGTCGTTGGTCCACGTCGCCCACTTGATCCGCCACCACACCGAGGGTGGGAAGTCGTCGTAGGTGATCAGCCGCACGACTCGGCCGATGCCGAGCACTGCGATGATGAGCGCGACGATGACCTCGAAGTACGGGTTGACGCCGAAGTAGGTAGACCAGAACAGGTTCACGCGGACCTTCCGAGGGGACGACGGTTGAAGCCAGCCCATGCTCCCACCGAGGAGCCGAGTTTGGCGAGTTCGGTGATGGACCAGACGAGGGCGTCGACGCGGTTCGGGGAGGCTCCCTTGCCGGGGACCCACGAGCACATCTCCTTCTCCAGATCCTCCAGCCCGCGAGCGTGGTAGACGCGCTTCTGCTCGTAGAGGTTGACCACCGGCTCGGCGCGCACCTCCTTGCCGCGCGACGCCTGACGGGTGAGCACCCGGACGAGTTCGTCGCGCCGGTCGAGTTCGTGCTGGATGGTGGTGCGCACCATGTCCGCGCCGAAGTTCTTCTCCGCGATGACCGCGTCGGCTTGGTACTTCAGGTAGGCGTCGATCGCTGCGTTGGCCCAGCCGCTCGGGCTGTACTTGTCGGTGCGGTCCTCGATGACGTAGTACTCGTCGCCGATCTTGCCCGCGACCACGATCCCGGTCTTGTCCGACTTGCGGTTGGCGGTACCGGCCGGGTCGATCGCGACGATGATCCGCTCCATGTCTCGCGTGTCGAAGTCGAGCGGGCGCATCATGTCGATGTCCCAGAGCGCGCCGGGCACGTCGCGGAGGATCTCGCCGTAGAGTTCCTGCCGACCCTTGCGGGTTCCCTCGTACGGCGCGATGACCAACTTGCGGTATGCCTCGTCGAGGTTGTCGATGTTCGCGTACGTCGAGACTCGCATCAGGCGAGTCGAGGCGTCGGCGATGCGCGCGTCGAGCCACTCGCTCGGCAGCGGGGTCGAGGAGGCGTAGACCTTCACCCCGCCGGGCAGGCCCTTGGTGCGCAGGCCGAACGAGAGGTTGTCCCAGACGTCGTCGATCAGGTCGTAGTGGCAGGGCTCGTCCAGCCATGCCGCGCCGAACTGCGGACCACGCAGGGTGTCCGGCTCCTCGGCGGAGAAGCCCATCACGACGCAGCCGTT